GCTTCGGCCACAGCTGGCTCGGGGGCAGCCTCCTCCACGGGAGCTGGCGCGTCGGCCACGGGCGCGGAATCTGCCGGAGCTTCGGCATCGACGGTCTTACGCTGGGCGGTCGGCATATCAGAACCTTTCAAAGACGGTGCCGAATGCGGATTCGACAAGCGGCATCACGCGGTCGGCCGTGCGGCCGGGGAAGTCGTTGGGCTGGGTGCCGGGGTGCCAGACGCGGTAGCGGAAGACGTCCTCGCCGGTGTTCTCATCGACCCAGTGCAGGTAGCGGGTGTTGCGCGCGACGATCTCATGCGGGGCGCTGCCGTCCACGACGATGCCCGCGTAGTCCACGTCGGTGCTGTAGCGCACGCCGACCATGCCCGCACCGGAGACCACCTCGCCGCGAATGCTGTCGCGCAGGAAGCCGGGCTCGTGGCCCTTGATCGGCTTCTTGGCCACCGGCGTCTCGCGCTGGAGTTCCGTGAGCACGGGCCCCTTGATCAGTTCGGCCTTCATGGTGGCTTCGGTCAGCCACTTGAACTCGGAGCCGAAGCCGCGCAGGGCGTTGTCGTCGTGGATGAAGCCGAGCATTCCAGCCATGGCGCACCCCCCGGAAGATGTGATACGTTATGCGAGCCGGGCCATCGATCGTCCGAAGCCCTTACAAGCGGCGTCCGGCATCAGGCTCCGGCCGGGGCCTTAGTTCATGCGTCAACCATCGAAGACCCGCCCCGGCTACGCCTGGATCTTCTCCACCAGATCGACCTGGAGCCAGCAGACGTACCAGAGCATGCGCTGATCCTGGAGCGAGCGCGGCACGCCCTGGCGCCAGCGCATCCGCTCGCCGATCATCGTGACGTCCGAGACGCCGCCGGTGACCGGGTCCACGCGGTTGAGCACTGGCATCTGCGTGTTGCGCAGCGCGGCGAGCACCGCGTCCACGCACGCCGGGAAGTTGCTGTCCACCTGCACGTCGTCGGAGTAGTCCACCATCGTGACGTACATCTCGATCTTGTGTTCGAGGAACTTGAACGCGCCGGTGGTCAGGAATGCCGCGCCCGGCTTGGCGCGCGGCATCGACTCACGGCGCTCCTCGCCCTCCGCGTCCCAGATGTACAGGGTGGGCTGCTCCGCGACGCCGGGGTTGGGCGGGGTGATGTACGCCTTCATGGGCGCCAGGTCCAGCGGCATCGCCAGGCCGTCGAGGAGATCTCTACAGTATGACTGCATCGAGACGAGTGGAATGTCAGCCCCCTTACAAAACCCTCTTGTAGGGATGCAGAATCAGCCTGGCCGCGTCCACGAAGTCCTTCGGCGAGGCGCCCGGACCCACACTGGAACCCGGAACCGCCTGCACAGTGGTGGCCGTCGAGCCGCGCACCAGCGCCTGGGAGACCGCCAGCAGGATCGTGGCCTGCTGGATCGAGGAGGGCATAGCGCTGATCAGCGTGCCGTAGCCGTGGCTGAACTGGAGCGGGCCCGCGAGCGTCAGCGTGCCAGGGCCCTGAGTGGCCGAGGCCGCCGTGCACACGATGCCCTCCTCCTGTGCGGCGTCGTACACGGTGCCCGCAGCGCCCTGCGTCGAACCGGCCGCAGGGCCCCAGCCGGTGCAGTCGTCCACCGCGAGCGTCGTGGAGCCCGCCGTCGCCGGAGAGGTCAGCGACGTATGAGGCCAGCCATTGATGTAGGTCACCTGAATATCGGTGTTGTACCGGCCGAACAGCCATGTCACATAACCGGGGGCGAGCAGGATCGCCTGGCCCCCGTCGCCGGAGCCGCCCGCCACCGACGTGCCGTACACGCCGATCACGGGGCGCTCGATCCGGAACGCCGTCGCGGGCAGGGTGGTCCACGTCGCCGGAAACGCGCCCGCCGGGGTGTACTGTCCGCCGAGCACCTGGAGCACGGGAGAGCGGGACATCAGAAGCCTGGCGCGCCCGGTGTTGTTCTGGAGCTGGAAGCGGAAGTCTCCGGGGCCACTGAGCTGCTCTACGTCGATCGTCGCCTTGAGCACCTGGTTGACCATGCCGTCAGCCATGGAGGTGGCGCGGCGGCAGATGTTCCACTGCTCCGCGAGCTGCTCCGCCGAGCTGGGCCTGATCGAAGCCTGAGATCCGATGCTCGACCAGGAGACGCCGGTGGCGGCTGCGGTGAGCATGGTGGGAGTCACGTACGGCGTCCCAGGCGAGGAGATTGTGTAGCCGGTCGGCGCAATGGCGTTCACTTCGCCTCCCGATCGCACTTGGAGCAGATGTACTGGCCGTCGCGGGCGACGGTGTGCCTCACGCAGATCCCGTCGCCGCACCTGGCGCAGTACGCCCACACGTCTGACATGCGTCCGGCGCGACCGCGCTGGGGGCCGCCGCACCGCCGACAACGGTTAGATGGGCGGCCCATCAGGCTCCTTACTCGGCGCTCTTCTTGGGGCGGCCGGGGCCGCGCTTGGCCTCCGCCGCACCCGCCGCCTGGTCCGCCGTGAAGACGGCGCGCAGAGCCGCGAGCTGGTCGTTGTTGAGGGCGGACAGCTTCGCGATCACGTCCTGCACCGGGTCCACCGGCGCGGCTGGGGCGTCAGCGCCACGGATCACGTCGCCGAGACGGTCCGCCAGGGCGCGCGCCGCGATCGCCTGGGCGCGCTGGCCGACCTTCTCCTGCTGCTCGTAGACCGCGCGCTCGTCCGGCGTCAGGGCGACCGTGCTCAGGTCCGAGGACCAGCCGGTCTTCGTGGCCAGGATGTGTGGCTCGCAGGCTGCGCAGGTCACGGAGAAGTGCTCGCCGGGGCCCAGCTCACGCTCAGCGCTGTGCGCGTGGCCGCAGCCGAGGCTGACGTTGATCGAGGAAGTGCCCGTCGGGGCGTGAACAGTCATTCATCCACCTCATTGGATTGGAGTTCCGCCTGGGTGGGTTCACCGCAGCGCGGACACTGCATGCTCCACGCCTGCCACCAGCGGCTACAGGCGTCGCACCACCGCCCGCGCTTCGTGCCCAGCGCCAGCAGCTCGCCGCCGCGCAAGATGCCCGAGGCACCTGCGGAAGAGTTCTTGATCCGGTCGGCCACGTGCTGCGGGACGTCGATCGTCCCGCCGGGCTTCGCGGAGTACTTCTGGCCGCTGGGACCTTCGATGCCGTAGCAGTTGGGCGGCAGCTGGACGCGGGTCACAAGCAGCTCCTACTCAGGTCTGGAGGACGCTGACCGTCGAGGTCGTGGAGGCGGCGACCGCGTAGATCGCGTCGCCGGGATAAAGGGTCACGGTGATCGTGGTCGAAGCCGCGAGGGGGTAACCCGTGGAACTCGTGACACCTGGACCGCTCAGCTGTACGGCGCCGCCAGCGCCGTTGGTGATCACTGCCGAGCCGACCGGGCCCTGAAAAGAGCTGGGCGGCGCGGAGGCGAGCAGGACCGGGGTAGCGGAGGTCACGGAGTAGCTCTGGCCACCGGCTGGCATACAACTCCTTCGGGGAACCCCGCCCGGCCGCGAGGAGTGAGACCGGGCGGGGAGCGTTGATCGAGCCGCCGGGGGTGATCCAGTATCCGTGGTAGTTTTTGCGACCATGGATGATCTGGACGTGGCTTATATGGCAGGACTCGTAGACGGGGAGGCGTACATCGGAATACACCGCATGAAGCGCGCCAAGGATGGCGGCCACCACTCGATGCCTGACCTGCGAAGATAGGGGCCCAGGGTAATTCCTGAGCCCCTATCTTTATTCAGTTAGGACCAGGTGCCCGTGGTGCCCGAGCGGTCGGACTTCTGAATACCAGAAAGGAGAGCCGAGTACTGCGGGGCGTTGGCTACCATTGCGCCGAACGTGAACATGGAGTAGCGGAACGTCGCGTCGATCACTGGCCACGAGATCGACAGGTAGTCCTGCACGGTGTTGAATTCCCAGCAGTTGCTGACGTTGGACCAGGCCATCGGCAGCGTGTAGGACATCAGCAGGGCGGTGCCCTGCGTCAGCCACGGGTGCACGACGATGCGCACGACCGAGCGGGTGATCGGGTTCTGGAACTCGCTCACCGCAGCGCCCAGGCGCGTGCCGGGCACCTCGCCCTGGTCGATGAACAGCCGGTAGTTGGTGTTCGCGCCGACCTGCACGATGTCGTTGGACAGGCGCATGACGTCGCCGCCCTCGGCGATCAGCTCCGAGGGGTCAGCGCGGTACGCGCCGTAGGTGCTGATGCCCGCGCCGGTTCCGTCCCACAGCGCCTGGAGGGCGTTGTTGATGACGGAGGTCTTCAGGGTGTCGCCTACCGACTGGTTGACATAACCACCCTGCCAGTTGCTCGGGTAAGGGTTCGAAGAACCTGCCGAGTGGCCGGTCAGCGTCGGGATGATGCCCTCCAGGCGGTACTGCGTGGAGGACGTGGTGTCGGACACGGGCGGGTTGGTGCCGGAGGTCGGCAGGGCGCCCTGGAGCGTGAAGTTCAGGCCGCCGACACCGGCCGCCATCAGCCAGTACGTACCGGCGGAAGCGCCCGTGGTCACGTAGATGTTGTACGCGGTGATGCCGGACTCGGGCACCAGCGTGACGTCCACGACCTGGCCGTTGGTGGCAGCCACCGACGCGCCGGAGGCCTGCGCCACCGTCTCGCCGAAGTAGTTGACACCGGTGACCTTGACGAAGACGTTCGTGGTGACGCCGGACAGGCCGGTCTCACCCGTGTTCGCGGAGCGCGCCGTCAGCGTCGGGTTCGTCGGGGCCACGTAGGCGACCGACGTGCCCTCCAGGAACATCGCCTCCTCGTTGAGCATGAACTCCTGGAGCAGCAGGAGGTTCGCCAACGCGGAGATGTCCTCGAAGCCCTGACCGCTGAACTGGGCCAGCCAGCTCAGGTTTTCACTCTGGCCGAAAAACTTGTAGGGAATGTTCAGGTCAACAGCGTCCTGAGTTCCCGCGCCAGGCAGGTTCAGGGGCCAGTTGGAGAACGAGCCGCCGCCCTGAACCAGCTCGGGGATGGCCAGGTCGAGGAACTTGCCGCCCGACGGGCCGGTCTGGGAACCGGAGATGCCGGTGATGACCTTCGCGCGGTACGAGGTACCCTGGCCCGGCGTACGCGGCAGCTTGTTGCGCAGCGGCGAATATACAGGGTAGATGAGCCTCGACGGGCTGACGAGGTTGAACGGCACGAAGCCGCTGCCCAGGGGGCTCGTCAGGGTCACGGACTTGCCGACGATCTCAGAGATCTGAGACGACAGCGACTCCACGACGCGGGCCATCTGCTGGTTCTGCGGGGACGCGGCCAGGAACGCGCCGAAGTGTCCCGCGAACTCTGGAGACAGGGACTTGATGACGCCCTCGGGGTCATCGATGCCATTCTTCATGGACTTGAGGAAGGCGTTCTCAGCCTTCATCGACGCCTTGAAGATCTGGTCGTCGTCGCTCAGCGGCGTGTTGCCGCCCGGACGCGCGTAGCCAGCACCCTTGACCAGGGTCGGCATCTTCTCGCCGAGCATCTCGGCGGCGTAGCTGTAACGGCCAGCGTCGTTGTCCGACGCGACCCAGCGCTCGTCTGGGCTTGCACCCAGCGAACGCAGAACTTCATTGACTGGCATACCCATCCTTACGGGGATACGAAAAGGGCGCCCTTGTCACGGGGCGCCCTTCGGAATGCTTCGTTATTCGGCGGCGGGAGTGACGATCAGCTTCTCCAGCCATGCTTCTCCGCGATTACGGAGGGCCGGGTCGCCGCTCTTCATCAGGCGGGTCGCGTAGGCGATCTCCTGCTCCCGCTCGTTCATCAGCTGCTGCTGTGCCTCGTCCACGAGGCTGCGGCGCTCCACTGGAGCCACCTCAGCTTCGGGGGCGGCCGACTTCCGAGACACTCCCCGCACTGGGGCCTGGTCTGGATCTGGCTGGCTTCCCAGCTGGTCGAGCTGCTCGCGCAGCTTCTCGATCTCGGCGTTCAGGGCCTTGACGGTTGCCTCGTCCCTTTCGGCGAACGCCTTGTAGGTCTTCTTGTTGCTCTCGACCACCTTCTTGATGGTCTTAAGCAGGGCCTTGTTGTCGGCCTGCGACTTCTCGCCCGGCGCCGCGTAGGTCTGCGGCATGCTCGGGGTGTGCGGCACGTTCGCAGCACCCTGCTCCGGCGGCATGACCGAGGCGGAGGCCGCCATCGGGCACAGGTCGGGCTGGGAGCCCACCAGGCGGTCGTGCTGCGACTTCATGTAGTTCGCCGCCGCAGCGCGCGCCGCAGGGCCGTAGTAGCCGCGTGCGTCGTAGCCGTTGGGGTTGTTGCCGTCGCCCTTGGCGGCCGGTGGCTTGGCCTGGTGTCCGGAGGTGATCAGGCCGCGCTGGAAGTCGCTGGGCTCGGGGGTGTGCGTGCTCGGTGGGACGCGCGGCGTGCCGCTGGCCTGGAGCGGGGCGCGACCGGCCGACAGGTACGGGCGCTGGAACTTGCCCGGAGACATGTCCGTCGGCGTCGGCTTCGCAGTGTTCGGATACAGGTCGGCGAAGGCCTTGTGCATCTCGGCGCGGGCGTCCGCGACGGCGGCCGGGTCGGCGGCCTTCAGCTGCTGGGCGGCGAACACCATGCCGGACAGCTCCACGGCGGCCACGGCGTCACCGTCGGCGGTCGCCTTGGCCAGCTCGCGGCCCCAGTACGCCTCGTCGGCGGCGTCCCCGAAGCCCTTGAGCGACGGGTACTCGGCACGGATCGCGTCCTCGTGGTACGCGGAGCAGAACACGTCGTGCATCCGCTTGGCGCTGTAGGACAGCTGGATCGAAGAGGGCTGCTTGTCCGGGACCTTGTCCGGCTCGGTGGGCAGACCGGCCTTCGGCTCCAGATCCTCCACCAGCTCGCCGTCCGGCTCGCGGTGCGCGCCTGCGGGCTTGGTGTCGGCCGGGAGGCGGCGCTTGGCCTTCTCCAGCATGTCGGCGGCCTCGGCTGCCGTGATCTCGCCGCTGGCGACCTTCTCCAGCAGATCGTTCACGTCAACCTCCTTCATGGAACCACCGGGCAGCTTGGCGCCGCACTTCTTGCAGAACTTGACCTTGCTGTCCGCGTGATAGACCTTGCCGCACTTGGGGCAGGTCTTACCGCCCGCCTTGGTGGCCTTCTTGGGCTTCTTGACCGGCTTGTCAGCGTCCTGACCGTCGCCGTCCTTGTCCTTGCCGTCGAACGGCTCGGCGGCGCCGTCGAACGCGGGCTTCTTGGCCTTCTCCACCGCGTCCTCGAACTCGGCGGCCTTCACGTTCCAGGCCTTGGGCAGCTTGGCGACGAACGCGGCGCCCTTGCGCTTGGCGATCGAGATGATCTTGGCCTTGACGGCGTCCGGGTTGTCCGCGTGACCGATCAGACCGGCGGCGTCCGCGACATCCTGCGGCGTGACGATCGGGTAGCTGCGGTTCGGGCCCGCGAAGTCCTCGGCCGGGATCTTGTCGCGGTCTACACCACCGCCCACATTGCGGTCGAACTTGCGCTTGGCGACGAACTGGGCTATGCCCTCGGGGGTGTTGAACGCACCGTCGGCGATACCCTCGGCCTCGCCCTCGGCCAGCCACTTCTGGTAGGCGGCGCGAGCCTGGAGATACTCCGTGGGACCGGCGGCCTTCGCCAGGGACGGCTCGGCAGACTTCCAGGCGGCACGACGCTCGCGGTATGCCTTCTTGGCGTCCTCGTCGTCCTTGTCGTCATCGTCCATGTCGCCGTCGGAGTCGTCCGAGTCGTCGTCCGTGGTGTCGTCCTCGGAGTCCGGGGAAGCACCCGCCTCGCCCTTGGCGAGTTCAGCCGACTTGGCTTCGAACAGCAGCGCGTCGAAGTCGCCGACGTCGCCCCACTCGCCCTCTTCGTCGGGCCCGGCGGCCTTGGCCAGGGTGAAGCCGCAGTTCTTGTTGGCGGGGCGGTCTACGAGGCTCACCTCGAACAGGGTTCCGCCCTTGATGATGCCGCCTGCGGCCTTGCCAGTCATGTCGCGCTCGATCACCGGATCGGCAATGCCGACGGAGAAGGCGCGCAGGACGCCGTGGCGCACAAGGTCCTTGGCCACTGGCTCAACGACCAGTGCCTTGAGCCAGTGGCCCGTGTCGCCGTCACGGTCGATCTCCAGTCCGATACCCTTGCCAGCAGGGTCGCGCCGGGCCTGGTGCTGGACGCGCACGTTTGCGCCCGTGGACATCCACTCCTTGAGCGCGCTGCCGGACCAGTCCTTGTCAATAATCTGACGGTCGGAGTCGAGAGACGCGTCGGTGGCCTTGCCGTAGACGATCAAGTGGCCGTCTTCGGTCTCGTCGAACTTGGAGATCGCGAAACCGGCATAGATCTTATTCGTCGGGGTGGTTACAGCCACACATCTCCTCCGGTGGCGGGCGGGAATAGGTTCACGACGCCGGGGCGCCGGAGGGTTCGGTCATGATGGAGACGACGCGCTTGGTGGCATAGGAGGCGACCGTGTTGTGGTTGTCGTCGATGAAGATCACGAAGTCCTTGCCGACTTCGTATTCGTCTGCTGCCACCGAATCGACGGCGATCTGCTGTGCGGACGTCGTGGTCGCGTCGATCTCCACGTACGTCACCTTGTAGGTATTCATGAAAGGATCTCAGCCTTCGAGCATTCAGGACACGACTGGTAGGGGTCGTCCTCATCCATCCGCTCGGAATGTGGGTGGCTCCACTTGCAGCAGCAGGTGCCGCAGAAGGCGAACGCCGTGTCCTCCGACACCAGGCACCAGATAGCCGCCGCCCCGCAGCTCGCACAGCGGCTGATCTTCTCGATCACGTCCGCCGACGCCTGCCACGGGGCGGCACGCATCCATTTCTTAGCCATCAGTGATTATTGTGGTCGAGGCCGGAGCGCTGGTAGTTAAGGCTCGCCGCGCCCATTTCCTTGACAGAGAACGAAGAATCCGCATCGACTTCCCCGATCCACGCCATGGCGCTCTTGCGGCCGGTCTCCTCGATCGCAGCCGTCCTGTGCCAACCGTCCGCCACCTGGTATTTCTTCTCGCCAGGGACCTTGACCAGCACAACCGGGTCGATCTTGTGACCGTCCTCGATCCCATGGGCGATGGCGCGCACCTTGTCGGGATTACGCCGACCGCCCTGACGGCGCTTCATGTCGATGTCCTTGAGCTTGACCTCGACAGGACCGCTCCAACGTGCCGACTTCACCCATCCGAGCACCTTGGCGGGGTAGTGCCTTGCTAGGTACGCATAGACGTGGTGCGTCTCGTCCGGGTGGCTGTGATAGCCGTGGTCGTGCTGTGTGATCTCCTCGGCGTGAGCCTTTCCGAGAACACTCTTGAGGCTCGCGGAGAATGCGGCGCGTGCCGCCTTGAAGAAACCACCGCCCCCGGTTCCGTCAGAGACGGTGGTGGCTGAAAGATAGCACTTGCAGTTCACGCCACCCATGCACAGGTGCAATTCGGCGCCGTAAATGGTGGCGTCGCCGAAACCGCCCTGTCCGGGGAATCCCGGCAGCTGGTCCTCGGTGAACTGCTGACCGTCGCGGTTCAGGCACAGCTTGCACGGCTTGTCCGAGGTGACGTACCAGGTGTAGATCACACCGTCGGGATTCATCGCCGCGTATGTGGTGCCGTAGCCCTGCTCGTAGGCGGAGCGCACCTGTGCGCCGTACAGGTCGAGGCGGCTGGAGAGGTTGTCCAGCCAGTCCTTCATCCCGAAGGCCGCCAGGATGTCCTGAAGTAGGCCGCTGAGATACCCGGACTGGCGCTCGGCCTCGCGACCGGCCACCATGTCGAGATAGTCGCTGTACGGCGTGCCCGAGTCGAGCACGTCGTTGTAGCCGTCCGGCTCGTCGTCGTCGTCCTTGACGATGTTGCGCCAGGTGCCGCCCTGGAATCGCAGCGCCATGCGCTTCTCGGCGCGCATCTGGTCCACGGCGGCGTTAGCACCGGCCTGGAGGCCCGCGCGCAGTCCGGTACGCATCACCTGCGTGGCGCCCGCCAGGAAGTCGGCGGTGGACAGCTTGCCGTTCTCCACGCCGTCACACAGCCTGCGCAGCTCGGAGGCGACGCGGGACTGCACATGGCCGATCGCGGCCTCGCGGTCCGCAGTACCCTGACCGGCGCGGGCCTTGGCCAGCTTGTAGACGCTGTCGCGGGCCTTCGTGACGGCCTCGACCTGGTCCATGTAGGGCAGGTCGGCACGCAGCTCGTCGATCACCTGCTGCGGCAGATCCTTGACCTGCCATTCGGCGATGGACTTACCGGCCTTCAGTTGGCGCCGGACCAGGTCCAGCTCCTTGAGGGCGGCCTTGGTGTCGATGCCCTTGGCGGCGCGGCCGGACTCGCGAGCCCAGCGGTCGCACACCATCGTCTCTTCGATGATGCCCTCGACCAGCGTGCAGGCGCCCGATTCGAAGTCCGGCGGGTTGAGCCGGTACATGGAGCAGTTGCCGCAGTGACGGGCCGGGGAGCCCTCGCGGTAGTTCACCGACTCCTTGCTGACCTTCTCGCCCTTGGTGGACGAGCCCTGCGAGGTGTGGGCGGGGCTGACGCGCGGTCCGGCGGACACCGGCTTCTGGCTGGGGGCCGTGTTCGCGACCGGCTTCGGCTTGGCCTTGGGGCCCGGCACGGAGGCGGTCGGCAGCCGGTTCGGCTTGCCCGGCTTGACGGTGCGCGCCGTGGACGGGTTGCCGCTGGGGGTGGTGCCCGCCATGGCGCCGTTCGGCATGGTGTTGCCCGGCAGGGCGGAGCCCGGTGCGACCTCCGGCTGGAGGGCGGCGGGCATGCCGGTCTGCGGGTCGATCGAGCCGATCGGCATCAGGCCGTTGGGGGTGGCGTATACGGGGTCTGACGTCATGGGCAGGCCCCACGGCTGTTCGCCGCGCTGGATACGCGCCTCGTCGATGGAGCGCAGGCCGAAGCTGATCTCCTGGATCAGCAGGCCGACCTGGGACTCCTCATCGACGCCCTCTTCCAGGCCTTCCCACATAAACTGCATGTCGGGCTGCTTGCAGACCTTCTGCATCACGAAGTCGAAGACACTTGCCTTCAACCACTTGAGCATCGGGCGCAGGGCCTTGCGCTGATTGACCTTCTCAGAGGCCTTAGCCATCTGGTTGGCCGCGCCGGGGGACTGCGAGGTGGAGACCTTCGGCGAAATTCCGAGTTCCATCGGCATAACGTCGAACGCCATGCACATCTGTGTCATCATGATCTCGTCGAAAGCGTCCGCGAGAGCCTGGGGCTTCATCGGATCGATCTTCGAGCCGCCCGGAAGAACGATAATCTTGTGCTTCCAGGCGGGGTCTCCAGCCATGGCGTTCAATGCGTCTTGCAATTCACGCAGCTGGTTCGGCGTGGCGTTCGTGTCACCGGCGGAAATGAATACCGCAGGCACCGAGCCTTCGGAGTACGTGTCCAGCTGCCAGCTCTGCCGCTGAATTCCCATCATGGCCGGAATCAGGGCCTGCTCCACGGGGGAGAAGCCGTACGGCGTCCACGAGCGGCGGAAATATGGCAGGTAGAGCAGCTGGTCGCCCCGGTATTCGGCCACCATCGATTCGGTCATGCCCTCGGGCAGGTCTTCCTCGTTGATGACCGACATCAGGTCGGCGCGTGGAACCCCGTACATGTACTGCTGGTAGGCGGGGTTCGGTGGTTTCGGCCGTCCGCCGGACACGTCCAGCAGAGGCCTGATAGTCTCGCCCGCGATGACTTCGATGGCCGCGACGTTCGAGCCCAGAAGACCCTTGCCGCGCATGCGGGAGGGGTGAATGTAGAGGGAGAGCGCGTCGATGACGAGGATGTCTTCGAGAATCGCGCTCAGCCAGGATTCGAACGACCCGTAATTCGGGTCGGGATTGCGCCAGAATTCCATGGCCTTGGCGCGGCGCTTCTGGAAGTCCTTGTGTTTGTCGTCGTCGCCGCGCATGTTCTTTTCCGCGTCCTTGGTGGGAATGATGTCCCACTCAAGGCCGAGGATCTCCTGGATGCGAAGCTTGATGCAGGCGCGGGCGACGGAGTAGATGTCCGCGATCGAGCGCAGGTTCGAGAAACTCGCGAGCTTCAGGCCCTCGGAACCCGGAATGCCGATCGGCATGTTCCAGGAGACCGGGTATTCGAAGTCGCGGGGCTCGGGCCGGTCGAAGCCGGGGCGCGGCTGGTCGATGGCGACCGGCTGGATCGGGGAGAGCGGGGAGAACATGCCGGAGAGGAACTCACGCGGGTCGCGCGGCAGCGCGGTGCCGTAGGTGCGCTCGCCGTACGGCATGCCGGGCATGGCGTAGTTGGCCACCAGCGGGGACATGCCCTGCGCGTAGGTGCCGCCTGGCACGCCGTAGCCGGAGCCGATGGCCGCCTGGCTCGGCTTCATCGCCTTGAGGCTGGAGAGCAGCTTGCGGGCGTCCTCACTCGACATGGACACCCCCACTCGTTGTGTGATACGTTAGTCCGGTCGGCCATACTGAATTCGAAGTTCAAAACGCCTGCGCCGACCTGAGCGATTGGAGGGGATCAGTTGTCTGATCTGAAGGTCACGATCGAGCGCCTGGAGATCTTCGAGCACCCCACCGCGGACGCGCTGGAGCTGGCCCAGGTGGGCCTGTTCCGCGCCGTCGTCGGCAAGGGTGTCTACAAGACGGGCGACTACGCGCTTTACATCCCGGAGCAGGCCGTCCTGCCACCCAAGTTGATCGAGGAGCTGGGGCTGGTCGGCAGGCTCGCGGGCAAGGACAAGAACCGCGTCAAGGCCGTGCGCCTGCGCGGCGAGCTGTCCCAGGGCATCGTCTGCCGCCCGAAGGCGCTGGACGCTTGGTGGGGTGATGACGTCCCCGCCAGGGATTATGTCGAGGTGTCCGAGAGGGCGATCGACTTCAGCGACCAGCTCGGCATCACCAAGTGGGTGCCGCCGATCCCCGTGGGCATGGCCGGTCAGGTCGAGCCCGCG